CGCCGAACTGAAAGCCAACATGGCGGCGCTGCTCAAGAAGCTCCAGGACTAATGCCAACGTTGCGTGACTTGTTGTCGTTTGTGCGAGACAGTGTGTCTCCTGCGCGTACCGTGACGCCAGCGCCCTATGATTACGAAGGGCTTGTGGCCAAGAGGCAAGGCGCAATCGAAGACAGTCAACAACTGACACGGGTTCCGTCAACCAAGACAAAACACGTGACAATTGATGACCCATCTGGTGCGCTAACTGGGACGTTTGATACAGCGTTGCTAAACGACATCAACACATCGGCGCGAATGCACGGAGTTGATCCGTATGTCGCGTTGGCGGTTGCGGCCCAAGAGTCTGCGTTCAAAACAACGAACCCGATGGGATATTTTCCAGCAGGGGCGTTTGTCAACAACACGTTTGTCACAGATGACGACCCTGAATCGGGCCTATCGACAAACACGCCATTAGACGTTCGTCGCATAATCAACATTGATGCGTCAATGCGCCGGTTAAAAGACAAAACGGCACGTCAATCTAAACACACGCCAAACGACGCAGCATTGATTCTTCAAAGTTATAACGGCATGGGACGTGTGCCTAACCCTTTGCGAATAGGAAAAGATGGCCGTGAACGCATGGTTGGCAGATACGGCGGGCAAACGCAAAAGATGGTGGGGCGCGTAGACAAACCGTACGGCAAGCGCATCCTTGAAATTGTTTCAATGTTGAAGCAACAGCCGGATGTTGTGGACATTGTGAATCAATACCAACCGGCAACAAACACGTTGCAAAACTTGCTACCGTCTGCTGGACAAGACTAATGCCGCTGACGCTTGATGAACAGGCGCTGTATCAGCGACTGATGGACGAGGCGGCGCGTCGGTCGAGTGCGCGGTTTACGACGTTCTTTGCCGACAGCGGCCCAACGGCCCGTGTCCTATATCCGCGCCACTTGGAGTTCTTTGCCCAAGGCAAGGTCTTCAAGGAACGGCTGTTTATGGCGGCAAACCGGGTCGGGAAATCGGAGGCGGGCGCGTACGAACTGACGTGTCACCTCACGGGCCTGTATCCGGCATGGTGGACGGGTCGTCGGTTTGACACGCCCGTGGAATGCTGGGCCGTCGGCACCAACAGCCAGACGACCCGCGACATTGTGCAAGCCAAACTGCTGGGGTCCGTGCAACTGCCCGGCACCGGCATGATTCCGGCGCACTTGATTCTCTCGACTATTAGCTCACGCGGTTTGCCCGGGGCGCTGGAAGGCGCGGTCATCAAGCACAGCAGCGGCGGGTCGAGTCTGCTGGGCCTGAAGACTTACGAGCAGGGACGACCGAGTTTTGAAGGCACCTCCAAGCATGTCATCTGGTGCGACGAAGAACCGCCGGCGGATTGCTACACGGAGATGTTGTACCGCACGGTGACCACCAAGGGCATCGTGATGGTGACGTTCACCCCGCTGCAAGGCATGAGCGCCGTCGTCAAGGGGTTCTTGGAACCCGAGACGGACGCGTCGGCTGAGTTCAAGACGTTCATCCAAGCGGGATGGAAGGATGTGCCGCATCTGGATGTGGACGAACGTCGGGCCTTGATGGCGACCACGCCGCCCTACCAGATTGCGGCACGGACCGAAGGCGAACCCAGCCTCGGCTCTGGCGCAATTTATCCCATCAGCGAGAAAGACATCCTGGTCCCAACCGCCGAGATTCCCGAGACCTGGCGACGGGTCTATGCGATGGATGTCGGCTGGAACCGCACGGCGGTGATTTGGGGCGCACAAGACCCCGGTTCTGGGCAAATCATCCTGTACGACGAGCATTATCAAGGGCAGGGCGAACCGGCCAGCCACGCGGAAGCGATTAAAGCCCGTGGCGAATGGATGTCCGGCGTGATTGACCCGGCGTCGTCGGGCAGCAGCCAGATTGACGGACGGACGCTGATCCAAATTTATGGACGCCTCGGCCTGAAACTGGACCCTGCGGTCAACGCCGTCGAAGCGGGCATTACCGAGACGTGGAACCTGCTGGTGTCGGGGCGGCTCAAGGTGCAAGAGCATCTGCGGAATTGGCGCAGCGAGTTCCGCAAGTATCATCGAGACGAGCAGGGCAAAATTGTCAAAAGCGGCGACCACTTGATGGACGCCACGCGGTATCTGATTATTTCGGGGCGGTCGCAGATGCGCGTCCCGCCGACTCCGTCCTATCGCCCGTCACGGGCATGGGCACACGGCTCCAGTTGGATGGCGCATTAAGTCATGGCATATACCGACGACCTGAAGCAAGCACTTGACCGATTCAAGATTGGCTCTGACGCGGACGTGGACCAGCGTCACCGCGAGGTCGATGCGCTGCGCTTTCAGGTGCCGGACCTGTGCTGGCCGACTGATGTCAAAGACCAGCGCAAGCCGCAACTGATTGGCGGGGTCGCCATTCCACAGCGCCCGATGCTCAGTATCCCGAGCCTGGACCACCCGATTCAGTTGGTGCTGAACGCCGAAAAAGCCGCGCATCTGGGCGTCAGTGTGCATCCGCTGTCTGACGAGGCCAGTGACGACACCGCTGAAGTCATTCAGGGGCTGTATCGGCGCATCGAGGTCGAAAGCCGAGCGGGACTGGCGCGAAGCTGGGCGTTTGAACGCGCCGTCAAGGCCGGACGTGGCTATTACCGCGTCATTACCGAGCCGGACCCGGACAGCGACGACGCCTTTGACCAGCGCATTCTCATTAAACGCATTCTCCAGCAGGGCAGTGTGGTGCTGGACCCGTTCTCGCAGGAACCGGACTACTCGGATGGGCAGTGGGCGTTCCTGACCAACGACATGCCATGGGAGACTTATAAGCGCCGGTATCCCAACAGCCAGATGGCGAGTTACACCGAGGAAGAACTGTCTACCATCGGCACGACCACGCAACACTGGGTGTCAGGCAGCGAAGGTGCCGCCCGTGCGGTGCGTGTGGCCGAGTATTACCGGCTGGAGTATGAGACGAGCCGCAAGGTGCTGCTGGACGACGGGTCAGAGTCGATGGACGACGACATTCCAGAGGGTCGAACCGCTAGAACGGGGGCCGACGCTCGCACCAAGGTCGAGAAGAAACCCATTCTGTACTGGTCCACCATCAACGCCATTGAGGAATTGGAACCGAAGCAGGCGATGGACGGGCGCTACATCCCGATTATCCCGGTGGTGGGCCGCGAACTGATTCCGTTTGAAGCGGAACGGCGCTGGGTCGGCATGATTGAGCCAAACAAGGACGCCGTGCGTCTGCTGAACTACAGCGCGTCCAGTGCCGTGGAAATGGCCAGCCTTGAAACCAAAGCGCCCTACACGATGGTCGAAGGCCAAGAAGAAGGCCACGAGCAAGAGTGGCAACTCGCCAATGTTCGCAACTTCCCGTATCTGCGCTACCGCAACGTCAGTCTGAACGGGACCCCTGCGCCCCCGCCGCAACGCACCCAGGTCGATACGTCGCGGTTGGGTCCGAGCATGTTGCTGTTGCAGCAAGCGCGGGAGTTTATCCATGAAGGCACGGGCGCATACGAGTCGGCACTGGGGCAGCAAGCGACCAATGCTAAAAGTGGCCGCGCCGTGCTGGCGCTCCAGAACCAGCACACGGCTGGGTCCAGCCATTTCCTCGACAACCTCGCGGAAATCAGCCTGACGTATGAAGCCAAGGTGGTCCTAGACCTGATTCCGTTCATCTATGACCGGCCCGGTCGCGTGGCGCGTATTCTGGACCGCGAAGACAACGCCAAGACGGTCATGCTGAACCAGCCGTTCACCATGAACCCGCAGACCAAGCGCCCGATGGCCGCAATGCCGTCGCCGCAGCCCCCAACAGCCCCGCAGATGGGCATGGGGATGCCGCCGCAAGGCCCGCCGATGGGGATGCCCGGAGCGCCTCCTGCGCCTCCGCCGCGTCCGCAGGGCAAGGTGCTGCATTACGACCTAAAGAAGGGCCGCTACGGCGTGGTGGTCAGCATCGGTAAGTCGTATAAGAGCCGCAACGAAGAAGGCGCGGACGAGATGGGCAATTTGTTCCAAGCCAACCCGAGCCTGTTCCCGATTCTGGGCGACATCTATCTCAAGTTCCGCGACTTCCCCGGTCATCTGGAAGCCGCAGAGCGCGTCAAGAAGATGTTGCCGCCACCGCTGCAAGCCAAGGATAACGGCCCTGATCCGCAGCAGTTGCAGCAACAGTTGCAGCAAGCCGGGCAGATGGTCGAGCAACTGACCAAGGCGCTGGACGAAAAGACCAAGCTACTGGAGATGGACGGCCAGAAACTCCAGATGCAAGCGCAGACGGCGCAGGGCGACCAGCAAGCCAAGCTGGAAATCGAACGGATGCGGAACGAGACGCAACTGGCGATTACCGAGATGAAGATTCGTGCGGATGAAGCCACCGCCATGCTCCACGCGCAAGTGTCTCGCGAAGAACTGACGCTGACGCAACGGCACCAGCAGGAAATGGCCGCGCTGCAAGCCAACCACGCGCAGGAGCAACTGGCACAGACGCACATCCAAGACCAGCAAGCGGCTGCCAGCGAGATGGCACACGAGATGGGCGAAGACATGGCCCCGACCGATGACACCATGTTGATGGTGGACACGGGTGAGTAACCCTGTGCCAGGGCGTGTCTGCCCGTATTGCGATTCTGCGGATACGGAGCAGGACGGCGCGTTGTCTGTGTGCAATTGCTGTGCGCGAGCGTGGCTGGGACATAATCCTGTGCCCAAAAAAGACACCATGCTGAAAAGCGAGACGCCATGAGTGCCGCGTGGACACGCAAAGAAGGCAAGAACCCCGAAGGCGGTCTGAATGCCAAGGGCCGCGCGTCGTATCACGCCGAAACGGGCGGGACGCTTCGCGCCCCGGTCAAGTCTGGCGATAATCCACGCCGGTCCAGTTTTCTGGCCCGGATGGGCAATATGCTGGGGCCAATGACCAAGCCCAATGGCGAGCCGTCGCGGTTGGCGTTGTCGCTGCGAGCCTGGGGCGCATCGAGCAAAGAGGACGCACGGGCTAAATCGAAAGCCATTCAGGCGCGGAACAAGAAATAATCACCTATTTGACATACAATGCTGGCACGTTCCGACGATTGGGCAGTTACCCTATTTAGAGGCTTATGCAGACAGACGCAGGACAGGTGACGGACGGCGATATCACCATCGACAGCAATCATGAGACTGCCGAGCAGATTAGTGCGGCCTTTGACACGGACGACGCGCCCGTTGCTGAGACTGCGCCTGCCGAACCGGCTGCGCCTGTCGAGAAACGCCAGAACCGTCGCGAAAGCGCGACTGAAGCGGTGTCGTCGGCTGTTGGTAAGCAACGCGCTGCCGAACGTCGTGCTGAGGCCGCAGAGGCCCGTATTGCCGAACTGTCGCGTCAGCCAGAGCCTGAGCCGGAACCTGCGCCTGCGCCTGGTAGCGAATGGGCACGGTTCAAAGCCATGCCAGGTGTGCCGACTGTGGACCAGTTCGACGCCTACGAGGATTACTCGATGGCGATGGCGACCTTTGTCTCGGATGTCCGAGATGAGGAACGCCAGGCGCAGCGACAGGAACGCGACGAGCAGTCCCGCGTCCAGCGGTATCAGACGAGTCTGGATACCGCATGGACTGACCGGTTGACCGCCGCGCGTGACAAGAACCCGAATTTGGACGCCGAACTCAATCCTGACACGCCGATGAGTCTGCCCATGCAACATCTGGTCAAGGACTCGCCGCTGGGGATTGAGTTGCTGCAATGGCTGTCCGCGCATCCAGACGAATCTCAGCGACTCTCCACGCTGCACCCGGCAGAAACCTACCGGGAAATGGGGAAACTTGAAGGCCGACTCGAAGCTGCTTCTTCTCCTCGCGGCCCAGCTCGTGTCGTCAGTTCTGCGAAAGCGCCCATCAGGCCGTTGGGTACTTCGCCCCCCGTATCTGACCCGTTTGCAATCACCGACGACTTGTCGATGGACGAACATTTCCGTCGCATGAACGCCGCTGACCGACAAGCGGGTCGTCTGTAGCACAGGATTACCCTTCATGGCTAATACGCTCGCAACCCCCTCGTGGACGACTAAGGAAGTCGCCCGAGGTTTCATCAACAAACTGGTGTTCCTCGCGAACGTCAATCGCACGTACGACTCGCAGTACGAAATTGCTGGCGCGAAGGTCGGCAATACCGTCAATGCGCGTCTGCCCCAGCGGTTCACTGTGACGGACGGACAGGCATTGCAACTCCAGAACCTGTACGACCAGACGGTGCCGATTTCGCTGACCAACCAGAAGAACGTGGCGTTTGGCTATTCCAGCCAGCAGGCCACGACCGAACTCGACAACATCCGCGCACGGTATGTCGAGCCGGGGTCCGAAGCGCTGGCAAACGCGGCTGAAGTGCTGGCGTTCAACGCGGTGTATCGCGACATCTACAGCGCCGTGGGTACGCCCGGCACTACGCCGAGCGCGACCCTGACCTACCTTCAGGCGGGCGTGAAGCTGACCGACCTCTCGGCTCCGCTGAAGGGCCGTGTCGCCGTGCTGGACCCGCTCGCGATGTCCACGCTGGCCAACACCACCAGCAGCCTGTTCAACCCCACGGCCATCATCTCGGAGAACTACGAAGAAGGCATGTTTGGGCGTCGGCAGCTTGGCGTGGATAAGTGGCTGCAAGACCCGGTGCGTCCGACGCACACCACCGGCACGTTCACTGCCTCGACCCCGCTGGTGAATGGCGCAAGCCAGACCGGCAGTGTGCTGAGTACGGATGGCTGGGCGTCAAGCGCGGCCACGCTCAAGAAGGGTGACATCTTCACCATTGCGGGCGTCAACTCGGTCAACCCGCTGTCCTACTCGTCCACCGGTCGTCTCCAGCAGTTTGTGGTCACGGCGGATACGTCGTCGTCGGGCGTCAATATGGCAACCCTGCCGATCAGCCCGTCGATTGTGACTTCTGGTCAGTTGCAGACCGTCGATGCCTCGCCTGCTGACAACGCGGTCATCACCGTGCTGGGGGCCACGTCGCCCGCTGGCGGGACGCTGGCGACCACCCTGTCGCCCCAGTCGTTTGTGTATCACCCGGACGCTTTTGCGTTCGTCATGGCCGACCTGATGAAGCCCGGTGCGGGCGCAGAATCGACCACGGTGCGGAGCAAGGCGCTTGGCTTCTCGATCCGCATGGTCGAGCAGTACCAGATTGGCACGGACCAGAACCCGAGCCGTCTCGACATTCTCATTGGTGCGGCAACGATTCAGGCGCGCCTCGCAGCGCGGGTGTGGGGGTAAGTTATGGCTTTGGTAAACACGACGCTGGCGGCTGCGGTCGCCATCACGGACAACGTCATTGTGGTCGCCTCGGCCACGTCGCTGGCGGCAAACCGCATCATCAAGATTGACGGCGAGTACCTGAAGATTAACCAGGCGTACGTCAGCGGCACGACCGTAGGCGTCCTTCGTGGACAGGAGGGTTCCGTTACGGCGGCGCACCAGAGTGGCGCGAGCGTCATGACGGCGCTGGCGTCGGATCTGGCCGTGGCCCCCGCGTCGGTCAACGAAGCAACGCTGTATGCCGGTCAGATGTCGGTCACGACCACTTCGTATAGCGCGGCGGGCGCAATTGCGTTTGGTCTGTCGCAGTGGACGGTGGCGATTATTAACGGCACGTCTGCGCTGGCGATGACGATTGCCAATCCGACCTTGGACCAGGATGGCTGTTATCTGCACATCGTGGCGAACGGCAAGGCCGCGCATACCGTCACCTACACGGCTGGTCTGGGCAACGGCGGGGCGACCTTTGACGTGGGCACGTTCTCGGCTTCGCTGTCGATGTCGTCGCTGCTAGTGGCCTGCAACGGCTTCTGGGTCAGCGTCGGCCCGACCAGTGCCACGGCATTGGCTGGTTCGCCCACCTGGGCGTAACACTCCGCGAGGGGGGCCGCAGTCTGCGGCTCCCCTCTTTCCTCTTGAGGGCATATGGCAATCATTCACAATCCTGACAGCGAGTACTCCCGCGAAATGCAGCAGTGGAACACCCAGAAGCAACACGGCGGCAAGAACGCCAACGGCTTTGAACCGTTCCCAGCCATGCTTTACAAGGCATTTGCCCGTGACAACGGCAAAGTCATGTGTGGCGACCCGCTGGCCGCTGTGGGCGATGCGGTGGGTGAAGCGTTTTCGCGGTCCTGTCAGTTGATTGTCCAGAACGAGTACGAGCGCGACAACGCCGTGCGAGCGGGCTGGGCGCTCGACCCAGACCTCGCGATGGCACAGTACGAGCGCGAGATGCGAAGTATTGCCGAAGTGACGGCACAGCGGCACTATGCCGATCAGGGCATGAGCGAACTGGCCCGTGCGGAAGCTACACAGGCAGACAACGCGACTCACGAACAAGTGCCCTCGCTGCCAAGCAAGCGCAAGGCCGGTCGTCCGCGAAAGGTCGTCTAAATGGCGCAACTGAGCAATACCTACAACCGCGCTGTGGCAGTGACCGCAAGCAACACGGTTAATTTTGACGGCAGCACGTATGCGGCAAATGCGGCGACCAAAGCCATTCCTGCGGACGCCCTCTTTGTGGGCGGGGCGGGCATCGTAGTGGCGGTGTTTGAAGACGGGTCGAACGCGCAGTTTACCGTGGCGGCTGGCACGACCTTGCCGCTCAAGTGCATCCGCGTCAACAGCACAACGACGACCGCCACGTTGATGAACGCCCTGTATCAGGTGTAACGGCTGATGACCGTTAGCGAACTGATTACGGCAGCGATGCAGGATTTGCGAATCCTGCAAGTCGGTGAGGTGGCATCGGCCAATGATGCGGCGTATGCGCTGGCGCGACTGAACGACTGGATCAATAGCATGGCGACCGAAGGGTTGACCATCTATGGACAAGCGCGGACGGTCTGGACGATTACCGGGGCCACCAACTACACGATTGGTGCGGGTGGCACCATCAATTGTGCGCGTCCGACCGGCCCGATGGGCATTACGAACATTGGGTTCCAGGACACCAGTGTCAGTCCGACCATTGAATACAACCTTGGCACGGCCCTGACGGAAGATGCGTGGGCCGGGATTGCCCAAAAGGGCTTGACCTCGGTGTATCCGCAAGCGGCGTACTACAACCCCGTGTTCAACGCGGGGCTGGGGTTGATCTACCTGTGGCCGTTGCCAACGAGTGCGACGTTGCAGGGGGTCATCTATACGCCCGTGCCGGTGTCCGAGTTTACGGCCATCACGGATACCATCAGTCTGCCGCCGGGTTACCGTCGCTTCTTGCGAACAGGGTTGGCAAAAGAGATTGCGGCAGCGTTTGACGCGCCGTTGACGCCGGACTTGCAGCAAGCGGCGATGGAGAGCAAGGCCGACATTAAACGCGCCAATCAACGCTTGAGCGACCTGTCGAGCGGCGTGGCAGGGCTGTTGTTTGGGGGCGCAGGCCCGCACTACAACATCTACTCGGACACGTAACATGGGCCAATATCCGGGGTTTGTGTACGGGTCGAACGAGTCGCAGAGTCCGTGGGCGGACCTCGAACGCACGATGAACTGGTATCCTGAACCGAATCAGTCGCCAGCCTCGCCGTATCCCGCGTCGTTGTATCCGTGTCCTGGACAACAAGACTACGTGACCGTCAGCGACATCAACTGCCGCGCCTTGTTTGCAATGGCGGGACGGTGCTACGCCGTCATGGGGTCGCACGTCTACAAGGTGCTGGACACCAACAGCGCCTCGATTGTCACGGGCGGCACGGTCACGAATGCCCCGGACATGGCGAACATTGCCAGCAACGGCGCGGCAGGCGGAGAACTCCTCATTGCGTCTGGTGGCAACGGGTATCTGCTGAACATCGCGACCAACACGCTCTCGGCGGTGGCGAATCTGGCAGGCATCACCACCAGCGTGGGCATGATTGACGGCTACTTCTTGGCCTTTGATGCGGCCACCTCCACGTATTACATCAGCGAACTGAACGACGGGGCGACGTGGGATTTGACGCAGTATGCCCAACGGAGCATTGCGCCAGACCCGTGGGTGTCCATGACGGTGGACAGCAATCGGCAGATTTGGCTGATTGGCGAGCAGACCGGCGAAGTCTGGTATGACGCGGGCACGTCGCCGTTCCCGTTCCAGCCAGTGCCGGGTAGCGTCTTTGGCTATGGGACGTGTGCGCCAGCCAGTGTCAAGCTGGTGGGCAGCAGCATGATGTGGTTGTCACAGAACGCCAATGGCGCAGGGCAAGTCGTGGGAGCCAGCGGTCTGGTGCCCGAGCGTGTCAGCACCTATGCCGTCGAGACGGCGATTGCGGGCTACGCGAGAACGGTCGGCATTACGGACGCCGAAGCGGTGACCTACAGCGACCAAGGCCATACGTTCTACTGCCTGACGTTTCCTGCGGCCAACGCCACATGGGTCTACGACCTCTCGACGCGGCTCTGGCATGAACGGGGCGTGTGGGATACGGCCACGGGCACGTATGGCGTCTGGGGGCCG